TCTGTTGCCATTATATCTGCTTTTGATACAAAGTCTGATTTACCTGAGTTCATTCCAAATTCAGTAGGATATTTAGAAGCTAGTCTGTGAGATATACTATAAGCAGCTTGTCTCATATCTTTTTTAGAAAGATGAGAAAATAAATTTCCTTTTTGTCTCATCCAATTTAGTATTACATTCTGACTAACATAAACCCCCTTTGTATTTCTTACCCCATAATCATTTAATCTTTCCCAATAATCAACTAAACTTCTAACATTTAATTCTACTAAATCATCAGAAACTTGCACATTAGCTCTAAAACTTCTATCTAAATTACCAGAAGCTTTATGTCCCTGCTTATCTAATATAGACCTCATAAAACCTATAAGCTCTTTACCTATTTTTTCTAATTCTATTTTTAAGTGTTGAAATTCTGCCATTAGTTTGTTCTTCTTTTTAATGGTTGACCACCATAAACATCTTCCGCTGTTGTTGACCTTACAATAGGCATTAAATTGTCATACGAATCAGTATAAAGAATAGGTAAGATTATATCTTCTTTAACATCCGCAACCGCAATATCCGTAATAGTGGGTTCTGATGTTGTTGAAAGAGTTACATTAGTTACTAAACCTACTCCTTCGCAACATTCCTCATTTTTTGGTGCACTAACAGTTACCCCCGTTAACCTATCCTCCTCAGTTAATGTAGTAGTTGTAGAAGTCATAATACTATGAGTCATATATATTGGGCCTCCTCTTTCCATAACAACCCCCTCTCTATTAACACTTAATGCATTTTTAGATGGAGTTGTAGATGATATTCCACTTAATGTTGGTTTGCTTGATTTTATTTGTCCTGGCATGTTTTATAATTTTATATCCATTGTATAAACTCAACTTTTGTCGTTGTATTTTTTAGAGGAGCGTAATCAAGAACTTTATTTATTCTCCAATAAGAACCATTTATATAAACTAATTTACTTAAATCTAAAGTAGCTATGTCAGATGAGTTTAAATTTATATGCATAGTTCTAATTCTTGGATTTGCTTTTAATTGCTCTATCATTTTTTTCCAATATAAACTATACAGACCCTCAACTGATGTTGATGTTGATGTCGTTGGAGGTTGTATAATCTCATCATTAAATGATAAGTTTGTAAATTTATCTCCTGAATCATTATCCCAATCTACAAATGTAGCTCTTGGAGTTTGGTTAGACCAAACCCTTGAGTTGTTTGTGTCCCAATAATTCCATCCTGTAACTATATTAGAGTTGTTTGGATTATCAATATATCCTTGATAAAGTAGTATTCTTGGATTATATTTATATAGTTTATCAGGTCTTTCAACTGTATACATGCTAATATGGCTTAAATCCCATCCATATAAAGATTCTGATGAGTTTATAGCTGGAGTAAGTGGCGGATTATTATATTGAACAGCTGGGTTCCAATCACACCAAGTTGATGAAAAAACAGGATTTTCAAATTTTGTCATTCCTTTCTTATAATCTTCTCCTAACTCCTCAAAATAATTAAAAAAGTTATATTCTCTACCCACTTCCTTGAATGAATCGTTAATATATCTCATTAATCCATCACTACCATCATTCTTATATTGAAACGAAATTCTCTCATTAAGTCCAATATTATAATCATCTTCAATTTCTTTTGATAAATCTAATTTGTCTGTCCAATCATAAGATAAACTTTTGTCTTTGTAAAAATCATTAAAAGGTTCAATATAAACAGTTTTAGTAGTAGGGTCAGTCCTAAACTGAAGATTAAATAAATGAGAGACACCCTTTATGAAATTAACTTGAGATATATTGCAGGGAAGTAAGTCAGAGTATTTATATCTTTCTCCCCACTGATAGTCTGATGATGTTGGAGTTATTTTAAAATATGGAGTTTCGTATCTTTCCCAAATATTTATAATATTATCAACATCTGGGTCTGTGTAAAAGAATCCAAAATAATCAAGTGGTGTTGCAAAAATTAAGTAATTATCGTTACTTCCTGTTATACTCGTTCTAAAATTGTCGTTTACAGCAGCTACTCCCCACCTAACATCAGAAGCTGTAGCATTTGACCTTGCTTTTACTCTTACCATAACTCTTACTTGGTCTCCTGTGTCAAGAGTAACTTCAGCTGAATTTCCTACGCTAACAGCGTTTAACATAGGAATTACTACCTTTCCTGGCGAAGATGGGTACTCTGGAGAAGTTGCGTCGGTTTGAGTTGTACCAATATAATTATTATAATCCCAAGCACCAACCTTAGCGTTATCTTCTGATGTTACAGCTAGAGGAAAATTAAATGAACCACTACCACCATGATTCAAAAAAATACCCATATACACTTTTAATCTACACTTAACATAAGCTTCTGTTGTTTGGTCATTTTCAAAGTTACCAATTATTAATTCAGCTACTGATTCAAAATTATACTTACCTCCAACAGAACAAGTCCAAACACCTGTAGACGCATCGTAATCTCCATTTATATCGCTAACTATTTTGTCATTTTTTATTGTTTTCCATCCAGTATCTGTATATGATGATGAGTTAATAGTTTTGTTATTACTAGCTACTAATGTTTGATAATCTGTTGATGTTATTGTACTATCCCATATACCCTTACTTCCTCCTGTAGGACTATCTTGATTCCAAAATTCTCTTGAAACCATAACTTCAGGAGGTCTTAGTTTATCTAACTTATCTAAATCAGGAGGGAAATGACATATTAATTTTTTAAAATCAGCATTTTCAATAAAATTACTTGAAACATTATATCCAACATCACTAAACATAGTTACAAGTAGATTATAAAGATACCATGATGGTCTCATATCTTTAGTTTCGCTACCAAGTTGATTTTCTTCAAATATCCAAGCTCCTCCCCATCCTGAATCCCACTTACCATAATCTATTAGTGGATAAACAATATCATTTGTCGCTTGGGTGTCTGTCCAACTAGATATTATATTAGCAGGAGTGTATTCTATTGTTTTAATTTCTCTAAGAGAAACATTATCAAGAGTACCTATAAATCCACCCGAACCTGAATTTAAACGAAAGGTATTTATATTAGCTCCAGTTCCCGCATCTCCAAAAATAAATTGATAACTCCATACCCCAACATTATTAGCTCCTGACCATACAGAAGTATCTCCAGCGCTATTTGTTATACTTCCTTCTAAAGACCCACTAGTGTAAGATGTTATTTCAAAAGAAACTTCGTATCTATTCCCAACAGTTAATTGATTATTTATATTTGTTATGTCTTGGTCTAATTGTTTATATATTGCCATAAACCAAACTATCTGACCAGAAGTCCAGAGTAAACCTGTAGAGCCTAATGTAAAGTTCCAATCTCCCGAAACACCACTTATTACCTGAGTTACAAAATCTCCATTCTTTATTAGTTCTCCATGTTTATCAAATGTATCACAAACATTTCTATTTTTTATTTTAGATAACCATCCATAATTACCACCAAAAATAGTACAAGAATAAGACAATGGTTTTGATGATTGTTTGTTTCCCTTTACCTGAATCTTACCTTTAAAAAAATCTATAGTATCTATTAATATTCTACAATCTTTTAATCCAACAATATTTTTCGTATCGTCTATTTTTGCATTATATATATTGTCAAATAATTTATTATTATTTTTTGTAGCTGGAACATCAAATGATTTTGAGAAATCTCCAAATCTTGATTCTAAATCTCTACCATCTGAAATAAGGTAAGTTAATGCTAGGGGAAAATTCTCACTATCAGTAATATCTAGTGTTCCTAAAACACTATTTTCATAATCTAGTATCTGTACTTCTATTTTAGCCATTAGTTAGATTGTGTGTTTAATTTATGGGAATGCGTGTACTCTATATTGAATTTAACAAGACCTAAACTTTCATCTACAGTGCTTACTGTTGAATTATTTATAATTACAGGGAAATAATCTTTTTCTGATGGATGAGATGTAGGATTGCTTGTGTTAGCTCTTTCACTAGCTGCGTTTTGTAATTCTATCCAAACATTTGGAGAAGTTACTATTTCTTCTAACCATTTAGCTTGAACTGAATTTAATGGCTCTGTAAATACACTGCCTTTCTCTGTAGCTGTCATTCCTAAAGTTTCTATAGATGGTTTATATGTATCAGCTCCTAATGGGTCTTGACTTGTTGTAAATGTACCTCCATCATATTGTTGTATATATCTCATATCAGTAGTTTGTCTCTCAAAAAATGTTTTAGTAACATCCACACCCTCTGTAGTATCTCTCTTAGCTGTATAACTATCTATACCTCCCATTCTATTTACCCAATGAAATCTTACAAAAGGGAAAGCGGCATTTGCTGACTCTCTATCTATCTTGTAATGTCTTGTCTCGCTAACCTTAAAAGTTGTACTTCCATCATTTGAATATAAAACAGCTTCATAAGATTCTGTATTAGCTGTTATTCCTGTTCCTGTCCAATTAGTAAGAGTATTCAAATATGCGGGAGATACATTTTGCATTATGTATTTACCCTGATAAGGTGTGTTTAGGGGAGCAGTTCCAAAATTACCAGAAACATATGGAGAAGTAGCTCCTACTGTCTCTTGCCAATCCCTGATATTTACATAGTTTGTTGAGCTATCAAAATTAGTAGCTGTTACGCGCATATACCAATCAATAGAATCTAAAGTACTTCCAGTCCTAGTAAAACTATCTAGATAATATGATAACCACTCTGCTTCTTCATCTTCTCTTACAAGTTTTGGAGCTGAGTACGGAGGAGTTTCTACATAACCCTCCCCATTTGGGCATAAAGATAAAAATTTACCTCTAGGAGTAGCGTAATAAGCTCCTGTTATTCTCCATAAATTAAGATTTCCGTACCATCCTGTATATTGAGGAACACTGTTTATTATAGGATATGAGCTAGTGTTTTTTCTTACATCATTAGTGCCATCATTTGCAATTACTAAATTACTTCCAGATGACGTTTCTTTTACTTCAAATCTAATTTGAACATCAATAAATCTAGAAGAACCTTGAATAGATGTAAATGGATATATGTCATTTGTAGAATAATGACCTCCCATTTGATAGTCAGCAGACATAGCTCCTTTTTTGATTGGAGCTAAGGTATAAGATAAATAATTTTTTACTATGGGAGCAATATCAACAGTAAAAGTGTGGTAGTTAACAGTTGTGTCCCAAGTCGCCGATTGGGGATTTATACCCTCATTAGCTTTGTATGGTAAATCTCTTGATTTTCTTAATGTTCCAGCTAACACCATATTAGTAGCTCCTGTTGAATTATTTACAGTCCTAGAACTTTGATAATCTACTCCAATATAAACATCAAACAAAACATTTACTACATCTCCCGATTGTAAAGCTGAATCTAATGAAGTATTAGTTATTCTAGGAAGTGTACTACCCCAGTTAATTTGATATACTAAAGGTTGATTACATGAAATTAGTCTAGCTTGGTCATTATTACTATATCCACTTGTCGCAAGTGTTGCGTATGGACTTTTCATTATATTTACAGCTGATGCTCCTCCGTTTAAATTAACTGACATATTTAATAAATTTTATATTTGTTATTTAAGTAATCTCTAACTTGACTTATTTCATCATTTGATAAAGCTTTGTTGTAAATAATTACCTCTTGTATATCTCCATTCCAATAATCTCCAACCCCTCCTGACTCTATAAATCCTACTCTAAATGGAGCTAAATTAAATCCATCATTATTTGAATATAAAGGAACACTGGTTGTAACTTCAGTGCTGTTATTATATTGAAGATGAAAATCAGTATTATTAATACTAGCTCTTCCTATATGCCATTCCGTTCCTAAGTCAAAAATACCACTAAGTACCTGTCCGCTATTACCTGTATCATCTATAGCTTTAAACCAAACTCTACCACTACTTTGCATACCAAAATTCAATCTATCGCTACCTCCTCCTGAAGAATCTCTATATCCTATAACCCTTTGACTGGACGCTGTAGTAGCACTAGATTTTCCAACATAAAAAATAGTTAAATCGTTACCCGTTAAGGGACAGTTGTTGTCTGAAACTAAATAATCAGTTGTTCCATTAAAAGAAATCTTACTCTTATCTGAAGCTCCATCATAACCATATCTTAATGGTTGGTTTGCTACTGTTGATTGAGCAACATTATTTGATTGTCCTGATTTATCTCCCCAAGCACTAGATTTTTTAGTAGGGATGTTAAATGTTACATTGCTATCTGCTGATAACCATACTACTAAATCGCTTATTGTGTCAGGATAAACAGATTTTGGAGTAAAACATCTTGTAAACATTCTCATATCAAAACTCATTGTTATCCTACATAACTTATCGTTCTTACTGTTCTTTACTCTATCTATTCTTAAAGATTCTTTATCTATATATACTTGTGTTGGAGTTGGAGATGAGGTTGAAACATTCGGTATTACACCTCCTGAATACTCTATCAATACATTATCCAACCATTCTAAAGCTAAATCTTGTAGATTATCCCATCTTTGTTGTAATGTAACTGCATTTTGAGTTGCTGTTTGGTAAGTATTGTAAAATTCCATCTCTACATTGTAATGCTCCCATCCCTCATAAATATCTGGCATCCTAGAAGTAGGAGGGGTCATAATCATTAAGGGATATATAGTGTCGTGGTCTTGGTTTACCTCTCCCTCGTATTTGAAAGCACTATCTCCATAAGTCCATTTATTTGTAGCTACAGTTACAAAATCTGTTAGTCTTGTGATAGCCATAATTCTTTATATTTATTTTTTCTGTTATATTTCTTTTTATTCAAATGGATTTTATTCCCAATCATTCCATTTTTCTTATCTTCTTGGATTTCTAACCATTTTACATACTCTTTTAACTTTTTATTATCTTCTTCTGAAATTATCATGCTATTTTATTTGGATTCCTAATTTTATCATTAATTGCAGCTTCAAAATCTTTTTGGGCTGTTTGCCAACTCATATATGTTAATACTTTGTATAAATTTGCATCTTTTACTGAATCTATACTGTTTTTACCTCCTTCTGTAAATACTCCCTTCTCAGCTATACTATATAAACTATTTAACCAACCATAAGGCTTTATAAACCTTTTATATTCCCCTTCTGTCCTTACGCCTCCTGTAACAGTTGTTTTTGCACTGAAGATATTTGGAAATGATTTGTCAATTTTAGATTTTGTATGCTTAAAAAAAAACTGAACTCCCAAATAACATCCATTGTAAGTAACTTAAACTTCTCTGTTTTTTTATCTATATTATCTTCATCATATTCTTCTCCAGCTCTCCTACACAAAATTGCCATTTGTTCAGGTAAAACATCAAAAACACCATGTTTCATACTGTCAATAGTCATATCTAACTGTGTAGATTCAATATAATCTCCAAAAGTGTTATCAAACATAGCTTCTTTAGGGAAAAAGTATTTTTCTTCTTCAAACATAAATCCATCTACTCCCATAGGTTTATATTCCTCTGTTACCTTACCGATAAACTCCATAGCTCTACTAATACTATCAACATCACATCTTTGTAGTGTATTATCATCAATTTTTGTTATATATTGAAAAATATCAGTATTCATCTTTAACATTTCAACTGTACTAATTTTTGAGAAGGGTTTTTGTTCATCAAACTCCCCTTCTTTTAATTTAGCCTTATGTTTTTGTTCATGATTTTTTATAATATCATACCAACCACACCAATACTCTAGTGTAATGTCCTTCCATTCTGTTGGAACTTCATATTTTTTACCATCAATATCTAATGTTACCATTTTTCGTCTATTTTTACTGTAAATTCATTTGTTAGTCTATCATCAGCGTATATATCATAAGTCTCTCCAATAATTTCTGAAGTTTTCTTAAATAATTTTTGTCTTATTTTTTTGAAGTTATCTCTGTTTTCTTTGTTACTAATACCAGCTAAAAACCCAACAGCAGCAAAAACTACTAAGTTTGGAATCATATACCTCCATTCTAACATAGCAGATTCATCAATCGCTCCATCATGTTTAATAAAATTCAAGTGGTCAACTCTAAATTCGTTGGAATATGATATAATCATACTTAAAACCTCATTAAAATCATTAAATTTACCCATATCCTCCTCCTCTGTAACATAATAAATCAAAGCTTTAATATTTTGGATGTATTTATCCAATATTTTCTTATGTTCTATGTTGTCGCAGATTATATCCATAATTTATAGTAAAATATATGCAAAAATAGAATAATAAATAATACAAGCTACGAAAAAATTAGAAATCTACGAAAAGTAAACAATTTTACCGCTATTTGACCAAATTTCTCTATTTACAGCCATTACAAGACAATCTACCATATCATCATGTTTTGCAGCTGGAAATTTAACACATTGTTGTATAAATTCTTCATTCCACTCCCCTTTAACTAAACTTACCCTACCACTTTCTAAAGCAGCTGATATATCTTGTACTCTTGCTACCTTATCTTTTGTTGGTGGTACATCTTCTCTTACATTTAACCCTGTTTCCCTTTTTAATGTTTGTACTATTGACTTACCTGAAGCTTTTGGCTCCACAAAAACTCTACTACTATTTGTATATCCATTCATCTGTACCCATTGAGGTATAAATCTAATTAAATCAGGAAAATCTTTATGAACATTTATACAAGATATAATTTGCCATTTATTTTCTCTATATGTGTAAGCTAGTAAAGCTGATGGGTCATTTTTTTGATTTGCAGTATATGCGGGGTCAATTACAAAATTAACTACAGTTTTTTCGTCATGTTTTTTGTAGTCGTCTAGTGTTAACCATTCTGCTCTTATCATTCCTGAGTTAAGAGGGGTTGGAGTTTGCATTAGTTGTCCAGCATACCCATAACTACCCAAAGCTTCTTTATAATCTTGTAATATATCTCTACTAAACCTATCTTCCCAAAATAAACCATCTTCATTGTAATAACTTTCTAATGATTTTGGTTTTATGTCTGGAGATACTTCTGCAGGTATGCAAATGTGTTTATATTTTAATCTGGTGTTCAATCCTCCTACTAAATATCCGCTGAGGTCGTTCTCGTGTATTCTTTGCATTATGATTATACGAACCCCCGTTAGAGGATTGTTCAGCCTTGAGTAAAATGTTGTTCGGTACCATTCGTTAGCATTTTCCCTCTCTACTTCTGACGCAGCGTTCTTAGGCGAGACGGGGTCGTCTATAATAAGAAAATCAGCTCCCTGTCCTGTAATGGTTCCTCCAACTGAAGTTGCTCTACGCATTCCCATATAGTTATTTTCATATCTTGCCTTTAAGTTCTGGTCTTTTTTAATATGAAATATCTCTCCCCATCTTTCTATAAACCAATCGCTCTGAATAACATCTCTTGATTTAGTTGCATGTTCTATAGAAAGGTCTGCAGAGTAAGAAGCAGTAATAAATCTAAGTTTAGGGTCTCTAATCCAACACCAAACAGGAAATAGAACAGTAGTGATTAGTGATTTAGTGGAACGAAATGGTACATTTATAACTATGTCCTTTGTTTTTGGTCTCCCTTCAATAATTCTTTCTGCTTCTCCCTGTAAAACACCACATAGGTATTTATGATGCCAATTAGTAGATAAGGGAACAGATGGTTCTACTATATGCCAGCTAAACTTAAAGAAATCATAAAATGACATCTCACATAGTTTCTGTTCAATAGCAAACTTTATAAGTTCGTCTTTATCCTTTGTATTCATCTAATCGGTTTCTTAATTCCTCAACAGATATATCTTCATTAAAATCAATCTTAATTTTTTTTGTAGTATTATCGTTAATTTCAGATGATGAAAGTTTTGGTACTGTATAGTTCATCAATTTAGTTATAGCATTTATATATGCTTCGGGAGATTCCAAGAATAATTGCTCTAAAGCTATTTTTATTTTAGTTGAATGACCTTCCAAAGCCCAAGCTAAAGCATTTCTACTCATTGCAGTTGTTTTAGCTTTTCCTCTTGTTGGTTTTATATTATCTATAGCTGGAGTAGTTGGTGGTAAGTTTCTTTTATTTGATAAGGGAGACTTAATCTTTTCAGCTTCCTTATTCTCCTTAATATTCTTTTCCATATCATTAATATCAGAACCTCCAATACCTAACCTTCTTCTTAACTCCTCTTTTTCTTTATCTTTATCTTTCATAATAAATTATTTTTTACAAATATATGTAATTGATATATAACTTAAACGAAATTTATAGAAATAATATAAAATTCAACTTTAAAATTTTATTTGCATTATATATAGCTTTATCCTTATCCTTATCTTTATCCTTATATATAAGGGTACTATAAACCCTTCACTAACCCTTCATTAACCCTTCCCAAACAGTTGTTTCTTCCATCTTTTTCGTAGTTGTTAAATTCCTATCCCCTAACTTAGCAATACATTTGTGTTACTTTTGTGTCTGCCCTAACTTACTCCATATCTAGTAAAACAACCTTTATAAAATTGAAGTTCAAAATTTGATTTGTGTGTATATGTCCTCAATTGTGAATATTTTGGAAATTGACGGTATTTTTTAAAAAACCTCCTAAAAACTACAAAATCTCCTTAAAATTTGGAAATAATCAAAGAAAGTAAGAAACTTATTAACATTTTTATAAAATTGTTCGTTTTATTTGGTATATTCAAAGGAAAAACGCTGGTTTTTAACATGTTTTCTTATAAATTTCTTTACTTTCTTTAAAAATTATTTGTTAACTACAAAAGGCGATAAATAAAAAAGTTATTATAACAATAAATTTAATAGTTGCGCTTTCTTGGTTTAGGTTTGCCATGTGTTAAAATTTTAGTTAGTATTTATTTTAGTTTTTATATGTCTAAGTCGTCGCGGTGGTGATACTCGCTTATCTGGCTATTATAGATTGCGTCGCTTTGTAATATGCTTTCCTCTCTATCTTCACAATAAACAATACAATCTTCACATGCTTCAACATCTGCCGAATCAATATAATATAATTCATCTGGATGCGTTTCGTGTCCGCATTCATTACATGTTCTAGTATTTTCTGAGGCTTCCCCGCTCATATTATTAAGCTTCAATATATCACTATCACTGCTTTCATCATTGCTAAGAGTTTGGTTATATGTATTGAAGTGGTGGAAGGTGTCGGCGTATGGGTAGTAATTATAATTATCTCTCTTTACTTCTATATCAAACATAGCGTTACTACTGCAAAATATTTCTTTAGTTGTGTTCTGTTCTGCTATAACTTTGCTTTTTATATCGTACCAATTAAAGCAATTCGCAAATCTTATAAGGTTATTGTCGTTTGTAGATTTAGTGTTAGCAAATTGAGGAAATGAGAAAGTTGATATATTGAAGTATTTATGCACTTCATTGAATAATTGCGTTTGCGTTTCTGCTCGGTGCTCTTGTGTTTTTGTATAAATTCTATCTATATATAATTGACTCCAACTCATTTTTTTTCTTCTGTCAATATCTGCTTCGGCTTTGTCTATCCAAACTAAAGAACGCGCGACTATCTCATTACCTTGCGTTAGTATTGCCATCTTCAAAGTATTTTCATCTGTATTAATATCGTTGTATATTTCAAAATAGCTTTTGGGCTTTCCCTGCATGCAAGATGCGTTTATATCGCTTTTTTCTCCTATGTAAAAACTTTTTACGCTTCCTTTTATTTTAGCTTCATATGCTAAGTGTGTTTTTTCTTTATCTTGATTAAGGTTGTAAATTTGCGGTATGTGTTCAGCATCTAATACATGAAAAGTCTTAGGCAACAACAAATTTGCGGCGGCGGTTGCTTCTGTTACAATGTTATTGAATTGTTGCAATTGCTCGGCTGTTATTCCTTCAGTATCAAAATAATTATTTGCAAACTTACGCAAAGTACAGGCGTTGTAATATTTATTCCTCTGCTCGGTTGTTGGGTGTGTTATTGTTATATTTGCGTGCTCTATCAATTTAAGAATTTTATCTTTTTTAATATATGATATTTTAAGAGGGTTGCAAACGGCGTTTGCTATCGTATTAATACAAATATTAAATTTTTTATTTTCTTGTATATCTTGCTCGCAAATATCATCAAGCATAGATAAAACTATATTTTTAAATTTTGGGTTTTGAATATACATTTTTTTTAGTTTTTAAGGGTTTATAGTTCGTTATTTAATTGCTCGTTATTCATTTGTAAAATTTCCTCTAATTCATCTCCTATATTTTGAATATTAGAGTTTATTTTATTGTCAATAATATTTTCTATTTGCGCATAGGAATTGAAATCTATATTTGCGCTCGTTTCTTTAGTCCATTTTGCAAACAATTTTAGTTGTAATTTTAAGGTTTTTATTTCCTTTTCTAGTTGTTTAATTTTTTTGTCCATTTTTTTAGTTTTTAAGGGGTTTATATTAATATGTAATAAAAGAGTAGATAAGGACGCAAAAGCCTAGTAAAACGGCTGAAACTGCTATTGTTTCTGATATGTTGGCTATCTTGTCGGCTTTTCTTTGTGCTGGAGTTTCAAATTTGTATTTATGGAGTTTGCCTCCGTTTCTTCGCATAAACTCCTGAACTTGATTAGAGGGCAAATATAAAACGGCGTTTGTCGCTCTGTTTGTTAGTTTGTAATCTTTTAAATTCTTCATTTTTTTTATGTTTTTAAATTAATAATAGTACAAAAGTAGAAAATAAAACCATACTACAAAATTATTTTGTAATTATTTGTAAATTAATTTATTCTACTAGGTTAAAAAATATGTAATTTATAATGATTCTAAATAAGAAATAAAAACCTCATAAGTAAAAAAAATTATATAAAAAAACTTTTTTACATTTATTTTTTAATTTATAATGATTCTAAATAAGGAAATACTATGCATGCATAGTAAATAAAAATCTCAAAAAATCCCTATATATAAGCCCCTAACAGTTTCAGGGCTATATATAAGCCCCTAACAGTTTCAAATGTAAATTGGTTTTAGGAAATTGTTTGGAAATTTTTTTTATTTTTTTATATAAGGGGATGACAGTTTCAACAGACTTTAATCTTTGGTGTAGGTTTTGTGTGTAAGTATCTGATTTATAATAGGTTGACTGACTTCACAAACATCAGCTAAGTATTCTTGAGTGTATTGTCCTGTCTTATAAAGGTTTCTTATTTCTTCTGCTTGCTCAAATGTAAACTTTCTTTTAGCATATCCTCCACCTCTCCTATCTTTTCTATCTTTCCTTTTAATCTTCCCCATTATTATTATCTTTTTTCTTATCTTTAATCTTATCTCTCTCTACCTTATAACAAACACTACATAATCCTATTATCTCTGTTGTTAGGGGGTCGTATTCTTCAGGGTTTTTATAGTTAAGTGGAGCTCCTAAGTAACTTTTATTCTTTAGTAACTCAAACTCTCTATTACATATATGACATATAATCTCCATCATAACCTTCCTCTATAATCTACCCCCATCATACTGTTTATGCATATAATTATCAATAGCTTCTTTACATTCGTCAAATCCTTTACATACCTTAGCTGTATATCCAACTTCATTTAGGTATGCAATCCATTCGTGTTGATGTTTTGAAGCGTAAGACTTTCTATCCTTCTTTATTTCTAAAAAAAGACCACATGATTCTCTAGTAGGGTAGCAGATTTGGAGGTCAGGGAAACCTTTTATATAACCGCTAGCTTTCGCTTTTACGGCTTGGGTGTAGGACGTTCTTATCCCACCTAAACTCGCACAGAATTTAGCTAGGGGATATTGTAGTTGTAGGTATTTAACTACTGCTTTTTGGAGCTCGTACTCGCTTTGACTTTTTGATAATCCGTTTTTTGTTGTCTCGTTTAACTTTTGGTTTATCTTCTTTTTCTTTTTCATCTTTTAATTGTTGAGCAGACTTAACAAGTTCTAAAAGATTTTTATCTGTATTATGCATAATACTTATTTTCTTGTTAATCTGATAATATCTTACATCAACTCCAATGAGCCATAAGATAATTACTGCTAATGTAATGTAAATTGTTGTCATAGTTTATTTTTTTTGGTTAATTTTTTCTAATTCAAATTCTAAATGAGCTATTGCTTTCTTAATACAATCAACAGGAGTGTCATGTTTACGATATGCTCGTAAGATGTATGTAGTTGCTGTAGCAAGATGATATGTTAAATCAAAGTTATCACAAACTTTTCTTGCTTCATATCCGTTTTTCCCTTTATAGTATTCTGGAACTCTATCATCAAATATTTTTAAATCTTCATCTATTGTAGAGCTCATTAAGTCTTTTTTACTCAACAACATTTTAGGATTAATATATGCGGTATTACTTTGTTTGTTGTTATCCATATTTCTGTCTAATTCGTAGTAATATTTACTGTGCTCTTTCTTTTTCATCTAAATAAGTAATTAATTGTTGTGGTGTGTATATAGTTAAATTGTTATTATAACTTTTGTATATCATTGTAAACTCTGGTTCTGCTTCGTTAAATGTCCATAAAACTCTAACCCCATTTTCAATCTGTTGTCTCAATAATCTTTTTATATTATTAAATTTCATAGGGCAAATATATAAATTAATAATTCATAATAAGTAATTCTGTGCCTTTATTTTGTTTCTTTCCCTTAGTTGCTCCAGCAGCCTTATTAAATTCTTTACTTTCCCATCTGTATTTATCTTTAGGCAACCACTCACTTAACAAATCAAAATCGTAATAAGATAAAGCAAACTTACCTTTTATTCTTTTCAAGTGTGTTACTAATGTATTGTGGTCATCACTATCAAAATCATGATTAGAATAATAATCCTCTGTTTTCCAATATGGTGGGTCAACATAAAAGAATGTTGAGGGACTATCATATTTTAATATTAAATCTGTATAATCTAAATTCTCAACCTGAGTTATACCCTCTAACTTTTCAATAACATCATCCTTCTTTAACCTCCTTCTTAATGCGTCGTATTTACTAGCATACTTCCCTTTTAAGTCAATGAATTTACTTTCTAGTATCTTACTACCACTGAACACTTGAGTTGCACAATAAGCATATTGTCCCGCTATCTCTTTGTCTCCTAATTCATAAGGATAATTATAATCTTTAACCATGTTTAATGAGTTCTGAGCTATGTTAAATGTATCTACCTGTTGTGATGGTACTAATTCCAGCATATCTGAAAATTCTTCAGGACTTCTCATACATTCAAATAGATTAGCCATAAATCTATTCTTATCATTATAGACAACTTCTTTTAGGTTTGGTTTCTCATGTATATCTCCCTTAACATATACCCAAAACGCTCCACCAAAAACTTCTACATAAGTTTCTATATCGTTTGGTATGTATTCACATATCCATTTACTCATCCTTGATTTCCCTCCTATATAGCTAATCATTTTTATTTATTATTTAGTTAATTTATCGTATTCATTTATTACCTCTCCCCATGTCTCATAACCTTCATAAACTCTAGATACTCTTATATAAAAAATAGTTAGATACCTTTTATATATAGCAGATTTATCATCTCCATTACTTAGTATAGTGTATCTGTTGATGTCTGGTATTACCTTAAGAGTTATTTTTATTGGGGTCATTATTTTAATTCTTCAAAATTTTTGTCATAATCTAAATTGTCTATTGTTTTTTCTAAATTTATATTGCCGTTTTTAATTTGATGTAATACTTCTAAAGTATTTATTCTAACATACTCGTCTATACTGTCCATTAAATCCATAGGACACAATGTGCAGTCTATTAAGTCGTTTAGTTCGTCTAAAAGTTTTTCTTCTGTCATTTTATTAAATTTATTTTGTTTTCTATTTTATTAAGTCCTGTTCCCTTCCTACTTCTATACTTGAGCCGTTTATCTTGTCGTTCTGGCTCTTTACTAGACTCATTCCATATTAATTGTCTATGTTCTTTTATCCATTTGTAATAATTCTGAACATTCAACACAAAACTATCTGTCCCTCTTACTCCCTGTCTAAAAGCTTGAACTATATCCTCAAAATATAAATTCTTAAAATCTTCCTTAACATCATAAGCTAAAGACTTAGCTAGTATAACAATATGTTTCTCATCTTTTAACTGTCCTAGCTCAACCAATGTTTTGCTTATTAAATCAACACACATTAACTCTAACTCTTTTATATCTATGTCTTTTATCATCTTATTTGGTCTTTTCTTATTATTAATTTATCAGTAAATTTTTTATCATCATCCTCTAACACCAACATATTTTTATCTCCAACACTAATAATTATATTATCTCCAACCACCAATCTAATCTCATATCTTTCAAAATACTTTCCATTCTCAGGATAAACTCTATATTTATCTCCATCTAAAGACAACACATAAGCGTCTAAAGATTTATCTGTAAGTTTATTTAATTCCATTTGAGTCATTCTACTTCTGTGTTTCATTAACTATTATTTACTATATCTCTAGCTTTCTGCCAAGAATCTATTTGGTTTTCTACCTTACTTGATTTATTAGAGTTTGTTGAGTTATTCTCCCAAGTTCTTAAAGAAGCTTTCCAATCTTTCATAGAGTTCTTACCAACCTTCCATCCATTACTTTCGTAGAAATCTATGAATGTTTCAGGGTTTACATTATTACCTCTCTCCAAACAATATTCTTTAACCTCATCTATTGTAGGTTTTTTGAATTTCTTTATTAGTGGTTTAGATAGTTCTCCTGTGTCTAAGGCGCTTATCTCTGATAAGTCAACATCTCCTATACTATATAGGTCATACTTATCTATTAATTTTATAACTGACTTATGAGCGTTAACATTTTCGTTTAACTGTCCGTACTGAAAATCTATAAATTTAGGTATGAACCATTTATTACCATTATCAAATATCTTAATGTTTTCGGAGTAATGTTTTATAGCTTCTTTTTTGTTTATCTTAGACCCTACTCTAATCTCAGCAACATCTAAATCAACATCCCACACTCCAGCGTGATTACAGTCATCTAATATATATAACCATAGTAACTTATATTTAGTAGGTAATCTTCTTATAAATCCTTTTTTCCATTTTTCTGTATCTGTAAATCTTTTAGGCATAATTATTTATTTTAGTAGTGAGTATTAATAACATTATTTACTTTGTCTAAGGTTGGATTTTCGTCAATATCATATATTGATTCATCATAATAAACCTCAGCTTTACATCCCTTGCAGTATCTATAATTTTCTAACTTTGATATAGATTCTACAACTTTGTCTCCACAATAGTAACACAGCTCCTCTCCATCTTCATACACTACTTCATTACCGTTCTCATCTTCCCACTTATCAAACTCATAGTAATTTCCTCCATAACCTCCTCCCCAATAATTTTTACCTCCATTAGAAAAATCGTATGTTGTTTTGTTGAACTCAGTATTAATATATTTCTCACATCCTAAATGAACTATAAGATTATATATTAAGTTAAGACAATTTTCTGCATCATAGAAATCTACAGTTTCATTATCTGTATGAGGATTGTAATATCCACTACTCATATTAGCTACACAAACATCTAAACCGTTATCAACTAATTGTTCTACATCTGTCATAACTCCCTTTGTTTCTTTGTATTCGTGGTACTGTAAAACAGGAGCAATCTTTTCTGAAAAATCTTTGCCAAACAAATCCTTACCACCTATGTTGTTTACAAAATCATTATGACCTCTCCTGTCTGATTGAAATACATATCCAACATCTTTGAACCATTCCATATCAGCCTGACTACTACCTACACATCCAACTTCTTCTGAATGAAAGAACGCGCATTTAACTATCTCTAAGTCTAATAACATCTCTAAGCATATCCAAACACCTACATTATCATCTCCACCAACTCCTACTTGTTTTTGTTTGTCGTTACTAAATGCAAACAATATACCATCATTATCAAATACCCTAAAGTCTTTATGTATATCGTGTACTGTGTCTGTGTGAGAAACCACACAAGGATAGTTTTCTGAAATTCCCTTAGTAACATAAACATTATTGTTTTTTATTACTACTGATGCTTCAGGAACATTTTTTGTTACAAAATCTTTTATGTACTCTATCATCATTTCCTCTCTACCTGATGATGATTGAACTGATAATACATCAATCAGCCTTTGTTTAGTTTCATTCATATATTTTTATAGTTTTTAAGGGTTAACGAAGGGTTCTCTAACCCTTCAAATCTTATACAAAGATACGAAATAAATCCGAGACTGCCAAATAATTTGGTAGTTATTTCTAAATATCTATTAATAATTGTAACAATGGTAGTAATATCCCCTTAGAAGTGTTGTTATCTCCACCTTTAAGGTCTAAGTTTGTGTTAAGAAACTTTCTACATTTTTCTTTAAGCTTCTCTGTTTTTATAAGGATAAAAGAATCCTTAGAGACAACAAAACAATAGTAATCAGCTTCAGTCTTAGAAATTCCAGAGGGGTTCCCACGGCTTTCATATTCAACAAACACACTGCCAGTCTCAGCAGCTTTAAGGTCTGTTTTAACTTCTATTGATTTATCATTAAGTATATCTCCAAGTTCCTTCTCTTTTATCTGTCCTAATTTTAAATCGTATCTAAAATCATTAGAATACTCCATTTTAGAACGGCACGTCTCCACTATCAGAAGTTTTAAATTCTGATTTTGAATCTTCTTTTTTGTTAGGTTCGTACTTGTTTTCAAAAGCATAATGAGTAGCTCCTTTTTCTGATGGAGTTCTTCTTTCAGCTATTGTAATCTGAATCCAACCATTCTTTTCAATCTTTTGTAAATCTTCCATTTTAAGATTTGCGTTGATTAATGTTCCATACTGTGTAGTATGAGCTTTAATACTGCTAGCTATGTAATTTTTTTCTTCTGCCATTTTGTAATTGTTTAATTGTTATTAATTCGTTTATTTTTTTGTTAATTATAATTGTTTTTTCTTGTAGTTCCTCAAGCTGCTGCTCTACAGAATTTTTTATTAAGTCTAATTGAAAACATATATCTTTATATGGTAGTATGGTTAATTTAGGATAAGGAACAGTGTAGTCATCAAATGTTCTACATGAGTGCAAAACAGTTGCGTGGCTATGAAGTGTGATTTTACCTACCTTTTCAAAACTGTATTTAAAATAGTTTCTCATTACATAAAAAAACAATCTTCTTGCATCTAAAATATCTCTCTTTCTTACCTTACTTCTAATTTGTTGCTCGTTTACACCCATTTCCTTATATATATAATCAAATACAAACTGTATTTTTTTTCTATCTCTTTCCATGTCTACCTATTTTGTGTTGGTAAAGCGACAACCATATCATAATCTTCTTCTCCTTCAACCACTATATTGTGTTTGTTTGGTATATCTAATTCTATAATATCTATTATATCTTTAACATCTATATTTAAGAATGTAGCTAATCTAGCCATATGAAAGTATCTTAGGTAAAAGGGATTGTCAATATATTTATCTATGGTGCTACCTTTTACATTTATTATTACTCCAAATCTTCTTTTTGATATACCTCTAATTCTAAGTATAGCTTCTAGCTCGTTTTTAGAACTCCTTATCTTATCATAGTTATTTTTTTTCATCTTTAGTTTTTTTTAGTTAAACATTTTTTTCCATTGTTTTCTTACATCAGTTTCAACTACATCTTCTTTTAACATTCTTATAACAGATAATGCTTCATCTTCATTGTATGTATTTAATTCTGAAAGTATTTCAGATTTTTCTGGTTCTGATATGGGACTAATTTTTAACAGAGACTCTATTACACCCATCTGTATAGATGAACATAATAAAGGTTCTCCATTAGTTAGTTCGTCAAACCACTCCTCATTCATTAGTCAACAATCTCATCTTGACCGAACACTCCTTGCTCATAGAATCCAGCAATCTTTAATACAACTCTACTCATAGCTCTTTTCTCTGCCATAGCTACAGGGAATTTTTTACCTCCTCCCATTAAGTTGTTATCTGCAGACTCTCCGAAAGACATCATATTTCTAGCTTCTCCATTTACAGTCATAGAAGCAACAGCTTTTAATACACAATATCCTTTCTCAATATCCATACTTATAACTTCATAAGCTACAGTTATCTTTTGTTTAGACACAATCTTATCTATACCTGTTCTTGTAATAATTACAAATCCTCTTTTGTCTTTGTAAATATCTTCTTCAGTTAAACCATTTTCAATATAAAGCCTTCTTAAAGCTTCTTTCTTGGTTTCAACTTTTACCTCAGTGTTGTTTTCAACTTTTTTCATTTTAGTTTTAGTTAAGTTATTACTCATTTTATAATTAGTTTGGTTAATATTCTCTTGTTCTTCTTGCTTTTGTTGGTGAATAGCGATATGCTCTCTTAATAAATGTTCTCCTGTTTCATTAGTCATCATATCCTCTTGCATTTGCATAAATTCTTCTTTCATTCTACCCATATCTGTATGTTTTTTTGTTAAAATTATGTTCTCTACAATATAAGTCTAGTGCTGTTTCTGAATGGTCTCTACAGGCATAACATATATTTATATCTGTATTTATAGTTGCATCACAACAATAACTTACTGTGTCCATTTCATCAAATTCATTAATACACTCGTAACACACATCTGTATCATCATATTTAGGGTTACATCCACAGTTCTTACATTGTGGGGAATCATTTTGGTACTCTCTTGGGTCATCATACTGACCTCCTGTAATAATAGTTTTAATCATAGTTAGTTTTTTAGGTTTATATTCTATTTATTCTTTCAAATCTTGTACAAAGATACGAATAATAAATGGAACTGCCAAATTATTTAGAAAGTTTTTTTAAATTTCTTTGTTATTTATCCTTATCTTTATCTTTATATTTATCCTTATCTTTATATATAAGGGTTCACTAAAGGGTTAGTCAAGGGTTGTTTAACTGTTAAAAATAATGTGTAATTCTTGCAACCTGTCCGTTAAATTTCTCGTGTAAAAAACCTTCAACAGCTTTAGGTACCCCGCAAAATCCTTTTCTACTATGCCAACTATCTGTTCCTGAGGGACTTCTTAAGTATTCTATAGTAACTCCTATATAATCTTTAGCATCTAAATACTTATGTTTAACTTTATGATGTAAGTGATGTAAATACCAATACCTAAATTTAGTTTCAGACCATTCTTTTGGTTTTTCATTAGCCATTAATAATGGTAATTTATCCATTTTAGCTCCATCTCCATGCTCTAATCCAATTAAACTATTACCATACTTATAATATTTTCTATGAGAAACTTCAGCATCAACAGTAACATCATCACATTTTCTAAACCAACTCTTAAGTG